ATGTTCAATCAGAAAAAGAAAGCAGAAGTAATAACTCTAATTCCTGAACGAGTGCAAAATGAACAAGGTGTAGCAGTTGAGTACATCAAATTTTTTTGCTTAAACTGTTCTAGCAGTTGGGGCGTAAGTGTAAAGAATTCAGAAATTTCAGAAAAAGATTGTGTTTGCAAGAAATGCCTTATCGAAAAGTCATTTAGTTAATTTATTGGTAGTAATCCATAGGAGGAATAATAAAATGATAGAAAGCATAAGCAACAAGATTTTTAATTTTGATTTATTGAAAGAAGAATTGGGACTTATCCCAACTAATATTGGTTTTGAATGTCCTAAGTGTGGTCAGAGATTTGGAATAAAGCTATTTCCTGACCAACATAATTTAGCAGATGTTCACCCAAAAAGATTTATTTGCAAGTGTCAAGAAACAACTAAGGAGGAATAGAAATGAACAAGAATTTTGAAACAATGAAACTAGAAGAATTAGTAAAAGAATATGAACAGCGTAGAACAAAAGTAAAAGACTTGAATGATGAATTGAAATTTCTAATGAAACTCATTAAACAATTATCAAAATAATCATAAGTAATAGCGGGGAAATTTAGAAAAGAATAAGCATGTATTTTATAAATTGAATAATCAAATCTAGCATTATTTATATAGTGCTAGATAATTTATTGTTAAGTTAGAGGAGGAATTATGGAAACAAAAGATACACAGAATGAAATAATTGATTTAGGTGGTAAAGACTTTTTCGCTCAGATACCTAATCTGCTAGATGATATGGATATAAGCAAAGAGGCATATAGGCTTTATTGTCATTTCAAAAGAGCATGTGGCGCAAATGATGAAGGTAGAAGCACAGCAACAACAGAATATTTAGCAATTATTTGTGATATGTCTGTAAAGACCGTCACCAAAGTTAAAAGAGAATTGGCATCCTATAAGATACCTTTGATAACTATAAATATTATAAAAAGGGCTAATGGGGATAAAGGTGTAAGGCATTCAATAGAAATAAATAATATTTGGGAAATCAATAGTAAGCATTATAGAGCTTTGAAAATTGAGAATATAAATAAAAAGAATGGAACTAATCTTCCTTACAATAAATCTGACATTATAAGATTTAAAAAGGCAAAGGCTCTGCAAGAATTGAACGATAAGAAATCTAGCAATGGTAAAAACGACCATCCCATAAGAGTACAGGCGATGGTAAAAACGACCATTAAAGAAGAACCTGTATTAAGAACAAGTAATACTCGAATTTTTGAAAAACCATCAAAAATTACGAGTACTTCAACCTTTTCTAAATTCAAACCAAATCAACAAGCATTACTTAGGTTCTTTATGGAACTATATCATTTAGAAGATAAAGACCTACCCACTAAGGATTATATCCATAAGTGGAAAAGCACTATAAATAAAATGCTTAGTTCTTGTGACAATGATGAGAAATTAGCTAAAACAATAATGCAGAGGGTTTTTAATGGTGGAACTATAGTTAGTGCATTGCCCATCATCAAAGACTATTTTGATATTGAATTAACAAAATATAAAATTGAGTTGGATGAGAATAAAAAGATTGCAAAAGAAAATGCAGAACAGCGTAAAAGAGAAAAAGAATATGTTCCTGCTGAAGATGGTGTGAAATTACTGAATGAATTAACGAAATCTATGAAAAGAAATAATGCTTAAATAAATACAGGGGGAAATAGTGATTGCATAAAGGTGGAATCACCCGCAAGTTGAGAAAAAGAATATTAGAAAATATAGGAGAAAAAGAAGATGAAAACAAATATCAATATTAGCTCGGTAACCAATAGACAAGATTATGACAAGGCTTATCAATCTACATGGGCTGGAAGACTTCGTTCTGCATTGCAATATTCACAAAGAACAATTGGTTCTGATAGCAGTAAAGATACTCTAACTGTTGCTGATTTAGAAAAATTAGAGAAATTAACTAAAGGTCGCTGTCCTTGCTGTGGCGAGAAAATGAATGCAAAAAATATGCAAATTTCTCATTGGGTTGCGAAGGGTTCGCTTACGGCTCAAAATTGTTTCCTTTCCTGTGCTTCCTGTAACCTCATGCAACGTTCAATTCAGATAAATTTCTTAATTTTCAAAAAAGTTACTGGAATGACATTCCTAAAATATTATCAAAAGCACGAAGATTCATTAATTGAACAATTGAATTTGTCTGATAAAGATGTTAAGAGAATTTGGAATCGTATAAATCAATTAAATTCAAATCGGTAATTCCTAAAATTTAGGGTGGATAATTACCATGAATAATCAAAGATTTATAAAATTACTATTTCAATGGTTGCTTTCACAAATTGATTTTGGAATTGCAGAGATAACAAAGTTATTGCGGGGAAATGCAAGAGAAAAACTAAAAGATGTACGCTCCTCACTCAAAAATGCAAGAACAAAGATAAAAGATTATCTTGCAGAAATGGAAGATGCAAAACATAAAGATAATAATGTACGTCTTGATTGGGATGAATTTCTAAAGAATCAAAATGATAAATCTGAACTAATTTTTATAGCAGATGCAGAATTGGAAGAAATTATGCTGAGGTATTCATTGAAGCGTAGAACTGCTTACAATTATAGGATGCGTGCTAGGGTTGAGTTAGAAATAGTTCCTCCAAATAAAGAATATCCAAAAAGAAAGTTTCATAAATAGGTAACAGATTACAGGCAGTAGAAAATATTGCCTGTAATTATTTTATTTTAGGGAAAGGGAGAAATATAAAATGGAATCCGTGATTGAAAAGGTGAAAGATGCTTTGGATGAACTTGCAAAACTTGAAATGAATCCTAAGCTAAAGATACTTGTAAAAGTATTGCAGATGATTGTTTATGTAATTGGGGAGATTGCTTAGTTTTGTATCGGGGGATACCAGAGGGAACACAAATTTTATTTACCTGCTAGACAGGGCATAGTACCAATACTATTTATTGGGGAAAAGGAGATTTATAAAATGGCTACTGAAAACGAAAATACAAATGAGGAAAATACCACAACTGAAGAAACTGTTACCACTCAGGAAAAAAAGGAAAAGGTTCTAACACAGTCTGAGGTAAACGCTTTGCTTGCAAAAGAAAAAAGAGATTGGACAAAAAAACTTGAAAAGGTTCAATCTGATTACGATGCTCTTCAGGCTTCTGTTCTTGAAAAAGAACAAGCTGAGGAAAAGAAAACAAAAGAAATCGTTGAAGGAATGAAAGAAGGATTGCCTAAATCTATAACTTCATTGTTAGATATGCTTCCAGTAAAAGACCAATTGGAGTTTTTATCTAATAAAGATAATGATTTGACCATTGAACCTAAAAAAGTAATTCCACAAACGCCAAAAGAAAAAGGTGATGGTACTAAACAGCCTAAACCTATTGGAACAATATTTTAGTTTAATTATAAGGAGAAATAAAAAATGTCTGACTTAACTAGAAACGCTCCGTCTGTTGACGGATTTAGTGCTAATCGTGGTGTAGTTATTACACAACTCAAAGCGGGTGAAGCCCTCTCTGCTGGTGATACTGTTTTTATTCATAGTGATTCGAAAGTTTATCAGTCTGATGCAGTAGACCATGTGGACTCTTTGACTTTGGAAGCTGGTACTACTGACCCTGTTATTACTGTTAGTAAATTTGATGGAATGGTAAATGCTGATTATGCAGTGGGCGAACCTGTTACTATCTTTGGTGCTGGAAACATTCTTACAAAATATGCAACTGGTTTAACCCCTGGTGCTTTTTATTGGGTCTCTGGAACTCAGGGTTCTTTGTCTGATGCTCGTGTTGCTTCTAACGACTCTGCTGTTGCCAAGGCTGTCAGCACAACCGACGTTCTTGTTTTGCGCTAATTGAGAAAGGGAGAAATATAAAATGGCTATTTATGATTTAAATGATTTGCTTGTTCAACGCTTTGTGTTGGCTGGTGCTTTTGGGTTCGATAAGATTAATGATTCTATTCAGGCTCGTTTGGAATGGCTTAACGGTCAGGTCAATGAACAGATTGGAATCTTTGCGGAAGTCTCAGAAGATGCCCGTAGAATTTGGGGTGGAAGTTCCAAGTTTGAAATGCACGAAATTGATGAATTTGGGGTTGCTCGTACTCAAAAAGCTACAAGTGGCGTGGAAGTTAATTTTCCTCTTCGCAAGTTCAGTGTTTCAACTGGCTTTACTGCTGATTATCTTAGACGTGCTACAGTAGCAGAAATTGCACAAGTTGCAATCAATGCACAGGAAGCATATCTTGAAAGAATGCAATCTGAATTGAAATTTGCTTTGTATAACAAAGATAATTATTCATTCGTGGATAAGTTTGGTGATGGTTCTACGCTTGCTGTTAAGGCATTCTTGAACGCCGATTCTGTTGCTATTCCTAATGCTCCAGATGGAACTGAATTTGATTCTTCAAATCATTCCCACTACAGCGGAACTATTGGGGCTTCATTGGCTGTTGCTGATATTGATGCTTTGATTGAAAATGTAACTGAGCATGGTCTTACAAAGGGTGTTGCACTCTTTATCAATGCGGGAAATGTTTCTACTTTGCTTGCTCTCAGTGGTACAAAGTTCGTAAAACTTACTTCTGCTTTACTTGTTCCTGCTAATGATACTGTTTCAACAGTTGCAAGAATTAATCCTGAAGCTGATTTGAACAATGTTTTAATTGGGTTTTGGGATGGTCGTGTTCCTGTTTATACCCGTTCTTGGGGTGTGTCTGGTTATTATGTCTGTGTGGCTACGGGAGCGGCCGAGAAGCCTCTTATTCTTAGAACTGATAAGTATGTGAAGGGTTTGGTAATGGATTATGAACTTGGAGCACATCCAATTTCAGCTAAGACATGGAGTGCTTATGTTGGTATGGGGGCGAATAATCGCGCTAGTGTTGCTGTTCTTGATTCTGCACACCAGACAGATTACACAGAACCGACTTTGATTCGCTAGTAAGAAATCTCTAATTTTAAGGGGGTGGAATTTAGACTCCATCCCCTTATTTTTTTATTAATAAAGAAAGGAGGGTAATAGATGACAGCTTTAAATACTTATATTACTTCCCGCTTTACAGTAATTGGTTCTCAACTTGGATGGACTTCAACAGAATATGAAAACATTGAAGAAGATACTTTGGAAGCAATGGGGATAAACGATGAATCAGAAGAATCCGATTTGAAAAAAATTCATGCTTTTGCAAAAGTTCAGGCTCTAAAGAAAGCCTTGTTGGATGTAAGTTTAGATTATTCATTTTCTGCTGATGGTTCTTCATACCAAAGAAATCAAATTTCAGAGACACTACGAAAAAATCTTATAGATGCTGAAACAGAATTACTTTCTTACAATCCTGATTATGTGGTTTCAGTGGCTAAATTGGTAGATGTTGAATCCCCTTATGAATATGATTACGATAGAGATACAGCGGGGAATATCTAATGAGAAAACTATCCACTACTGAGAAAACAAGAATGACTTCAACACAGGTTGAATCATTTAATGATACTTGCATAATCCATAGCCCGACATTTACACAGGATTCTTTAGGTGAAAGAACAGCGACTTGGACAAACTCAAGTTCTATTTCATGTGGATTCAATCCCTCTAATGCTGTAAAGAATTACAAGGGTGAAATTATTTCCTTAGATTGTGATGCAGTTCTTAGACTTTCAATAACTGAAACTATTTCAGTAAATCATGAAGTTACTGTTAGAAGCGTTAGATATAAAGTAAATGGAATTACACAAGGGAATTCAGTAAACATAATCACCCTGAAAAGGAGTGATGCAAATGACTAATGAAATTGAAGGATTGGATAAACTCCAAAGCAAACTAATGAAACTGAAGGGGATAAAAGATAATACAGAGGCACTTTTAGTAGGGGTATTAACTCTTGAAAAATATGTAAAAGAAGATGGTAATGTTCCTGTTGTTACAGGCTACTTAAAAAATTCAGGTGTAAGTAGAAAAACCGCTAATGGTGCTGAATATGCTCAAACGGCTGAATATTCCTATCATATTGAGTTTGGCAGTTCTAAAATGGCGGCTCAATCATTTATCAGACCTGCGATAGAAAATCATGCAAATGACATAGTTGAAGCAGTAGCTAATGAATTGAATAAAGATATTGCTGATTTGGGAGGTGGGTAAATGACAACAACAATAGAAGAAGATATTGTTTCATTGCTTACTGCAAGTCCTGCATTAACTGCTTATCCACTTTCAGTTCCTACAGATGGTTCTTTTCCGTGTGTGGTGTATCAGAGAATTGCAACAGTTCAAAATAGACACATGACGGGGAATGGACTAGAGAAAATACGTTATCAATTAACAGCATGGGGAAAAACTTATGCTTCAACTTTGACAACTGCTAAAGCGGTTAAAACAAAATTTGATTTAAATACTACGAACTTTGTTTTAGCAACAAAGGAAAACCAATTGGAAGCAAAGGAAGTTGAAACAGGATTGTATTCAACTATTCTTGAATTCTATATATGGTCTAGAAAATAAATAAAGGGAGAAAATAAAATGACAGATGCAGTAACTTCGTATGGAGTTTTACTTAAGAAATCAACTGTTCTTATTGGTGAAGTTACATCGGTTGATGGAATGGAACTTAGTAAGGAAGCATTGGAAGCAACTTTTCATTCCAATGGTGGATGGAGAGAATTTATTACAAGTGGTTTGAAGTCTCTCAGTGAATTCAAAGCGGTAATTAATTATACAGATGGTGGTTTATCCACTTTGATTACAGATTGGTCAGCGGGAACATTGGGTTCTTATACTCTTACTTATGCTAATACAGACGTATGGACTTTTACAGCTTTGGTAACAAAGATTAAACCATCTTCTGCTGATGCAAAGAGTCCTGATACTCTTACCGCTGAAATCACTTTTGTTCCTAGTGGAACAGCTAGTGTAGTTTAAGGAGGGATAAAAAATGACAGATGCAATTACTAATTATGGCGTAACTTTTGGCATTGGTGATGGGGAGGTTTCAGAAGCGTTTACTGTGATTGGAGAGGTTACAACTTTAGACCCTCCTGAACTTATGCAGGAAGCGGTAGAAGCAACAAATCATTCAAGCGGGGGATGGAGAGAATTTATAAAAAGTGGATTGAAGGAACTTTCAGAATTCAAATGCACTATTAATTATATTCCCGCTGATTCTGATGCTCTTGTTGCTATTGCCCTTGCAGGTACTAAGCACAATTTTGAAATCACATTTCCTAATAGTGATGTTTGGGCTTTCAATGCTCTTATCACTAAATTTAAACCAAGTGGTTCTGATGCTAAGAGTCCTGATACTTTAACGGCTGAATTGACATTTAGACCATCTGGAACTTCAACAATCGGTTAATCAATAAGGAGGAAACTATATGACTACCCTAAACCGTGACACACTTATTAAGGCTTCACAAAAAACTAAAAAGATTGAATTAGAAGATGGTGATATTTATATTAAATTACTAAATGCAAATCAGATATTTCAACTGCAAAATAAAAACAAAGATGAAGCACCATCTGAAAGCATGTTGTTTGAATTGGCTTCTATTTGTGTATGTGATAAATCTGGTAATACATTCATGAGTCCAGAAGATATTTCTTTATTGGACATGGAAACAATTAATAAAATCATCATTGCTATTTATGAATTCAACGGATTGAATCCTGATGCAGTAGCAAAGGCTAAAGAGGTTCTAAAGAGTACCGAATCCCCAAACGCTTTAACCTAAAATTATGCTTGGCTTTAGGGTGGTCATCTGTAGAAGAGATGCTTTCCAGTATGACATATAAAGAATATGTTGAATGGGAAGCATTTTATTCTGTAGAACCGTTTCCAGAAGAAAGGGATGATTTTAGGAATGCTCTATTAGTTTCAATGATGGTAAATCTTCAACGGGGAAAAAATGATAAGGCTGTTGAAATAGAAGATTTCATTCCTGATTTTTGGAGTGAAAGAAAAAGTAAAAAACAAACTCCCCAAGAAATGTTGATGAGTGCAAAAATGATTTCAGCAATGATTGGAGAGAAGAAAGGAGGGTAATGTGATTCTTCAGGAACTATTAGTTCCACTCATATTAGATGATTCAAAATTTAATTCTGGAATAGATGGAGCAATAGATAAATCCAATGGATTAACTAAAGGCTTATCCAATGTGGGTGGAATGGTTTTTGGTGGTGCTGTAGCGGGATTGGGAATATTAACAGCTGGTTTATTCGATGCAACAAAAGGTGCTATGGATGCTGAGTTAATTCAAAGTGATTTGAATGCAGTTTTGGCTTCTACCAATGGCATTTCAGGAATGACAGCGGACTCAATCAATGACCTGTCAACCGCACTTTCAGAAGTAACAATGTTTGAAGATGATGTTATTACAGCGGGAAGCAATATGCTCTTAACGTTCACTTCCATAGGGAAAGACGTATTTCCACAAGCTACAGAAGCTATGTTGAACATGGCTCAGAAGATGGGAAAAGAGCCTAAAGATATGGCGGTGATGTTGGGCAAGGCTCTAAATGACCCTGCTGAGGGTTTATCCGCTCTTACTAGAAATGGTGTTGTTTTTACCGAAGAACAACAGAACATGATTAAAGCAATGCAAGAATCAGGGGACATAGCAGGAGCACAAGCAATAATTCTTTCTGAGTTAGAAAAAGAATTTGGTGGTGTTGCTAGAGCGGCAGGTGAAACTTCACAGGGAACACTAGAAAGATTTAAAAATTTAATTGGCAATATAAAAGACTCAATAGGTGGGGCTGTAATTCCCGCTCTTACTACGTTAGGACAGACTCTATTAGAAACATTCAATAAACCAGAAGTTCAATTGTTTATAGATAATCTTGTTTCTGGAATTGGATATATTGCTAATCAAGCTGTTCTATATCTTCCTGCAATCATTCAGGGATTTTCAGACTTTGTTTCATTCCTACAAAATAATCAAGGTGTTGTAGTTGGTGTACTAGGTGCTTTAGGTGTTGCAGTAATTGCTTTTGGAATTACTGTTGCCACAGCCACTTGGACAGCACTAGCCCCATTCCTTCCAGTCATTGCAATTATGGCTCTTGTGGGTGTTGCCGCTTATGCTCTTTATGAAGCGTGGACTAATAACTTTATGGGGATACAAGACAAGGTTAAAGAAGTTTGGGCATATCTTGAACCAATATTTAACAATATAAAAAATTGGCTGGCTGTAAATGTACCTATTGCTATTCAAGCACTATCTGATTATTGGAACAATGTTTTACTCCCCGCAATGATGAATGTTTGGAGTTTTATACAAGATAATTATTTTCCATTATTTAAAGCATTGGGTGATTTTTTAGGACAAGTATTTACCCTTGCAATTGGGCAAGCTAGAAAAGCATGGGAATTTTATTTACCTATTGTAAAAGGTGTTTTTGATTGGATGAAAAATAATGTAATGCCTATTTTGAGTCCCATTGCTGATTTTATCGGTGGCTATTTTACATGGGTATTTGGAAATCTTGCTAAAACAATTGGTTTTGTTACTGATGCTTTAAATTGGGCTACGGAAGCATTGAAAATATTTAATGGAACATCTGTTTCTGATAAATCAATTTTTTCTCCTTCAGATTCTTCAGCACAAATAAAAGGCAGAGCTACAGGTGGTTATTCAAGCGGATTAACTTGGGTTGGTGAAAGAGGTGCTGAGTTGGTCAATCTTCCTGCTGGTTCAAACGTTCGCTCAAATTCAGAATCTATGAGTATTTTAGGTTCAGGGGCTAATGAGATAATTTCAGCAATCAAAGATTCAAAATTGGATGAAGAAAGACTTGTAAGAATGTTGACAAGTGCGATTCAACAAGGGAGGTAATTTTGGATACTTTACTTGATTCAATACGAATCGAAATTTATGTAAATGATGATTGGTTGGATATAACTCAGTTTGTTATTAGTGATATGGATTCAGATTGGGGTATTTTTGGTAATACCCCAACTGATAAAATGGCTTCTGTGGGGGCTTTAAAAATAAATTTAAATAATACAAATGGTGAATTTACTCCTAATGGTACAAATCTTATTTCAGGATGGGACAAAGGAATCCCGCTCAGATTAGTTTTAACTATGGAAGCAAAGCCTTTTGTGAAGTTTAAAGGGCGAATAGGCAAAATAAATATTCCTTATACATTTGAAGGAATCGAAGTTGTGCCTATAGTTGTTTATGATTGGTTTGATGTTGCGATTCGTTATCCTTTCAATTTAGCGGGGATTGAAACAAATAAAACGATAGATGAAGCTGTTCAAATTGTTTTAGATGCTTTACCAATTCAGCCTGATGCAACTTCAATGGATATTAGCACTGATGAAATGGCTTCAGTTTTCACCAGTGTAAAAGATAAAGGAACTGCTTATGGTGAACTCGGTAAATTAGCTTTAAGTGAATATGCGTTTATCTATTTAATAAAAGATGCTGTTTATGGGGAGACTTTGAAAGTAGAAAATAGGTCTTCTAGAATTGGAAAATCATTATCTGAAATCCCGATAGCAAAAGCAAATGCTGGAAGATTGCTGTTACAAAGTGGGGGTTATCTGCTTCTACAAAATGGCGGAAAACTTATTTTGAATCAGAAGAAGACTCCCGTAATTGATTTTATGACTTCTTCCAGCGGTGAGAATGGCGGTAATTTAATAAATAGAATTAGAGTGAAAAATAATCCAAGTAGAACTGATACATCATTGAATGTTCTGTTCTCTTTGGCTTCACCAGTAAAAATTGACGCGGGTGAAACTCTAAAAATCAGCATTACATATAAAGACCCAACTGGTAGCGGTAGACGTATTAACGGCTCAAACATGCAAACACCAGTAATAACAACTGATTATTTGGCTTATGTTAATTCAAATGCAACAGGTACAAATATTTCAGCTAATCTTAGCTTTATAACAACATTTGGTTCATCTGGTGCTGAATATGAAATTACTAATACTGGTGCTACAAATGGTTATTTGACAAAATTTCAAGCTAGAGGATATGGGGTTTATTTTGATGACCCAATAGAATTAACTCTTTATGACGATGACTCAATAAATGCCTATGGGGTAAGTGAATTCTCAGTAGACCAACATTATCAGAGTAATCTTAATATTAGTAGCACAATTGCAAGTTCCATTCTTGACCAAAACAAGGCTAATAAATATGTTGTAAGTAAAATAAATTTTCTAGCAAATCTAAATGAAGATTCAATGTTTGCATTTCTCTATTTTGATGTTGGTAGTTTGATTCGAGTGGTGGATACAAAACATAATATTGACCAACAATTCTTTATTCAATCTGTGAAGTTCACCATTAAACAAGGCGGGATTATTTATGTTGCATGGGGATTGATTGAAGCCCTATATGCAAACAATGCTTATTGGCAATTGGAAGTTGCAGGTAAGAGCGAATTAGAACAAACTACATTTATTTCATATTAGGAGGTTAACAAATGACAGATTGGACAAATCCTAGAACTTGGTCTATTGGTGAGTTGGTGACTAAGGCAATAATGGATACACATTTAAGGGATAACTTAAATTATCTGAAAGAACAGCTTGATTTGATTGGTGATTTATCAACCACATTAAAGTTAATAAAACGTCAGGGAGGAAGTTCAACAGATTGGACTACGGCAGGAACAACTTCATACACACCATCACTTCCAAAAGTTCAAGTTGGTTCTGTATCTTTTTCTGTTCCTTCATCCACAGTAACAATGTACACTGACATAACGTTTCCAACAGCTTTTACATATAAACCATTAGTATATGTTTCTTTGAATTCAGATACGGAATCTGCAACAACTGGAGCTACTCCTCCTGTTTGTTATGGAGAAAACGCAACAAGTACAACCGTAAGAATCCGCATAAAGGGAAATGGAAATATGTATCCAAGTACCGTAACAGTTGCGTGGATGGCAATAGGAACATAGGGGGAAAATATGACTGATGAATATATGATTGATTTGGATGAGGCAACAACCTTATCTGATACTGATGAAATGTTGGTAACAACAGATATTGCAACAATCCCTGTTTCAAAATTTACAAAGTGGTCTACTATAAAATCGGTGTTGAAAACATATTTCGATACTCTTTATACAGGATTGGATATTCATGCTCTAACAGGCAAAACAACCCCTGTTGACGCTGATGAACTTGTTATTACTGATAGTGCTAGTAGTTATGCAAACAAGAAGTTAACATGGGCTAATACAAAAGCAACACTAAAAACATATTTTGATACATTGTATGGAAGCGGTGGGGCAAGTGAAGGAAGTCTTGTAAATGGGAAATTTGTGGTTTCAGTTACTTCTAATAATATTACTCTTGCTCTAAAAACATTAGCAGGTAGTGACCCTTCATCTGTTGACCCTGTAAAAATAATAATTGATGGGGTTCAAAGAACAATAACTTCTGCTTTGTCAGTAACAAAGAATGCAGGAACAAACTGGTTTAATTCAGGTTCAACAGAATTAGCAACAAAATTGGTGAATTACTTTATTTATATTGGATATAACGCAACAGATGGAGTTGTTATTGGTTTTTCAAGAATTCCTTACGCATTGTCATATAGTGAATTTTCAACGACTTCAACAAATGAAAAATATGCGGCTATATCTACGATTACCAATGCAACTTCCACTGATACCTATATAAATCACGGAAGATTTAGCGCAACTTTGTCTGCTTCAGCTTCTTACAATTGGTCAATTAGTGGAAGTGGGAATGTTATAAATCGCCCAATAGAAAAAACAAATTGGCTTGATTGGAATTCCGTTATTACTTATAGCGGTGGAACAACTGACCCAACAAGCAATACAATTTCAGTAGCTAAATACAGAATAGATGGAAGGGGATTCTATTGCAACATTCAGTCAACGCTTGTTGTTGGTTCTGGAAACAGAGTATTCACAACCTTTTCAGTTCCATTTACTTTTAGTGCGGTAACTCCAGTTGCATCATTGGTAAATATTTCTGGTGTTGGATTAAAGAATTCTTCTGGAACTTACTTCTCTTCAAATGGTTTTATCATAGTTGAAACAATGTCTTCAAATGGTAATTACTATGGAAATGGATTTGCAACTTTAGGTTAAATGACGATGGAGGGAAATTTATTTTTAAATATAAAACAAAGGAGGGCAATATATGGCAGAAAAAGAAAACGACCATGATTTACTAATTGCATTAAATAGCAAAGTTGACACTATTTTACTTAGGTATGACGAAATGGACACAATAGAAAAACGGGTTAGGGAAATTGAAATTAAACGTGGTGGGGATATTGAAAACATAAACACCATGAGAAGCGAAATTGAAAAGTTAAGAAATGTAAATACAGTTTGGAGTGCGTTCAATACTTTAGGCGGGATTATCTTAGCAATTCTTTTAGGTAGTCAGTAACAAAAAGGAGGAGGGGATTATGGATGAAAAACAAACCGAAGTTAAGACAGAAGAAAAAGCTATTGTAAAAACATACCAAAATGCTGAAGCACTAAAAGCCCAACAATGGAAAAAAGGACAATCTGGAAATCCAAATGGAGCACCTAAAAAAGAACTTCGTTTTACTAATGCAATTAGAGAAGCATTAGCTGAAAAGAATAAAACAGGGGATGCTACAAAAATGCAGGAATTAATTCAGGTTCTTTATGAACAGGGTTTGGCGGGGAATGTAAAAGCAATTGAAATTCTTATTGAAAGAATGGATGGGAAAGCAATTCAGCAATTGGAAGTAACAAGAAAAGAAGAATATGTTTTATCTTGGGGAGATGAACAAGAGGAGGAAGAAGAAGACTTTATTGAGGGGGAAATAAAAGATGAAAAAGAAAATAGTTCTTAACCCCGAACAATTACTTCATCCTGCACAATATGACACATTCAAAAAATTAACTAGGTTTTCCGTTATTGTCTGTGGTCGAAGATTCGGCAAAACAAGATTAGCGGCATTCAAAATACTAACTTCGGCTATAAAAAAAGTGGGAGTCTATTATTGGATAACTCCTACTTTTGGTGTTGGTCTTCCTGCTTGGCGTTTAATGAAAAGATTTGTAAAGGCAACTTTTGGTGAAAAGGGAGCAAATATAAATGAGAGTCTTAGGGTTATTTATCTTCCCAATGAATCTATTATTGAATTCAAGTCAGCGGACAATCCAGACTCTCTAAGAGGTGAAGGTTTATCTGGTGTTGTGTTTGATGAATGTGCTCAGATAAGAAGAATGGTATGGACTCAATCCGTTAGACCTGCTTTATCTGATTTAAAAGGTTGGGCTGTTTTTATTGGAACTCCTAAAGGAAGAGCTAATCTATTTTGGGATTTATACGATAAAGCAAAAAGAGAGGGCGGGCAATGGTCATGCTTTAATCATCCTAGTTCAAGCAATCCTTTATTAGACCCAAAAGAATTGGAAGACGTTAGAAAAGATATTTCAGAGCGGGAATATTCACAAGAATATTTAGCTGAATTTCTCATGGACTCTGGTAAGGTCTATAAAAGAGAATGGTTCAATAACAGACAGGAAAAAGTAGAAGCAATTGCAAGATGGATTTCTTGGGATACCGCTTCAACAGTAAATGTAAATTCTGCTTATTCAGCGGGAATAGTATTTGAACTGACTTCTGATTACAGAGTTTTTGTAAAAGAAGTTGTAAGAAAAAAACTTGAATTTCCACAACTGCAAAATGAAATAGATACTTTGGCAGAAAAATATAATCAGGATGAATTGCTGAAGGGAATAATCATAGAAAATAAATCTAGTGGGATTAGTGTTTTGCAATCTCTAAGGCAAACTTCAAATAATGCTCATTTACTCTTTGGATATAACCCAACAGGGAAAAAAATAGAGCGTGGTTATATATCTTCAAAGTTTATGGAAAAGGATTGCATTATTTTCCCTCTCTATAATGATGAAAATAAATGGTTGTTTGATTTTGAAGAAGAACTGCTTTCATTCGGTGAAACAGATGACCAATACTTTGACCAATGTGATGCTTTTTCAATGGGGATTGATTATTTATCACACTACTTGTCAGCAGGACTTGAATCCAGAAGGAGTGAGAATTAATAACAATGAATAATTTTTTTAGTAAATTTAGAAATACACCATACAATCAGAAACCATCCTTTTTATCCAATGAAGATAATGATGTGTTTGATGTTTATGCAAAATTGGAAAGTTTATATAGTAATAATGGTGCTTATAACAATGTTTCAAGGGCTGGATACTATAACAATAAATGGGTTGAAACCATAAAGCCACTTAGAACAGTTGTGAATCGCTCAGTTGAATTTTATGTAAGTAAAATCCTTGCTGGTTCTCATGTTTCTACAGATAATGTTTCATTGCTTGAAGCAGTAGAACAAATAAACAAATGGAGCAATTTCAATTCCAAGAAAAAGACCTATTCAAGAAACCTTTCCCTGCTAGGGGATTTATTCATAAAGGTAAACAATGATGAAAATAAAATTTGGCATGAGGAAATCAAATCTAAGCATGTTACAGATTTTGTTTTAGATAACAGAGGCATACTACAGGAAATTAGAATTGATGTTCCTGTAGATGATGGAAAAACTCATACAGAATATTGGACATTGGACGGGGAAGGATATGTTTCAATTTGGGAACACAAGTTTGGAAGAGATGCTAAATTAGAGAATTTAGGCAATCCGTCAGAATATTATTCTTTGGCTGAATTTGGTATTACTTTTATTCCGATTGTCTATGTTCAGTTTAGAGATGGTTCAGAAAGGGGTAATGGTTGCGTAAGTTCGGCATTAGATAAGATAGATGAAGCCAACAGAATCAGCACAAGACTCCATAGTCTTTTATTTAGATATGGAAAACCAACTATGGCTGTTATGGCTAATATGATTGATGGAAACGGTAAACCTTTACCTCCGCCTAAAATAAATACTAAGAAAAGCACAACCACAAATAAAACAGAAGATGTTGAAAAAGAAGATAATGATATTTTGTATCTTCCGGGCTTTTCAAAGGCTGAACAACTAATTCCTAATCTTCCTTATGGCGATGCTCTAAAAATCCTTCAAGATATGATGAATGAGTTGGAACAGGAAATGCCAGAATTGAAATACTACAGTTTGAAGGGTGATTTATCTGGTAAGGCTATTTCACAATTGTTAGGCGGGGCAATAGATAGAGCAAAGGAAGCAAGAGAAAATCTAATTCAGGGGCTAATTAGAATAATTCAAATGTGTTTAACCATTGGTCAATTTCACGGTATCTTCCAAACTTCTTTAGGTTCTTATGATGCAGGTTCTTTTGAATTTGCTATTAAATGTGATGAAATTTATGGAATGGATACACAGGATAAAGCATTGACCCTGAAAGGATTTGTAGAAGCAGGGATTCCTTTGGCTAGTGCTCTTAGATTATCTGGATATGATGAAACAGAGATTGAAACCATTATGCAGGATAAACAAACTGAAGATAAAACAAAGCAGGATAATCTAGTTAATTCTCTTATGGGTGACTCATTCAATAAGTAAGGGGGAATAAATGCCTAATGATTACAGGGATGAAACTAGAAAGATAATGCTTAAATATATGGCAGAGTTGGAAAAGAAAGATAAAAAGGTTTATCTTCTATTGGCTAATAAATGGAATGTTGTTTTATCTAATCTCGAATCCATTATAAAAAGACTGTCTGAACTTCCCGCCATGACTCCAAATCAATTAGTTAGAATGGCAATCTATAAGGAATTTGTTTCAACAGTAAATCAGCAACTTCTTATCTATTCTCAATATTCAGCAAAAATTATAAAAGAGGGTCAATTGGAGTTTGCATTGTTAGGATTGGATTCAGTGAATAAAAACCTTTCCTTGTTCAATGTAAACTTTCAGAAATTGCCCATAGAAGCTGTAAAAGATATGATAGGGAGAACAGCAGAGGGAACACCATTAGAAAAGGTACTAATCAAAAGATATGCAGATAATTTTGAACAGGTAAAAGATGTTCTAATTCAGAATATATCTTTGGGTATTAATCCTATTCCTACTGCTAGGTTAATGAATGAATTGTTGAACGGGGATTTATATATTTCAACCAGAATTGCCAGAACTGAAATGATAAATGCTTTCAGAGAATCTAGCAGGGATGGATATATTGCTTCTGGAATGGTGAAAGGATTGAATTTAAATGCTGAACCTGATGCTTGTACAGTTTGTTTAGCTGTAGAAGAAAATAACCCTTATCCTTTGGATTACACATTTCCTGAATTGCATCCAAATTGCAGATGTTCATTCTCGCCAGTATTATAGAAATAGACTCTAGTTTATTTACTAGAGTCTATTTTTTACTGATTATTCATCTATTACTGATTTGTACTTACTCTGAATATCAGTTGCTTTCTGTTTAGTATAAGTTAGTATCTGGTTTAGATTAGAATGTCCTAATAACCTGCTTATGGTTACTGGTTCAATGCCATTATTCAACATTGAAAGACTAAATCCTCTTCTAAAATCATGTAGGGATATATCTTTTATATCTGCTGTTCTACATAATCTTCTTAGAATTTCTCTAAGAGAATTATAGGTTAGCTTCTCTGAACTACGATTTACAAACAGATATGAACCTTCCTTACCTCTATATTTGAGGTATTTTCTAAGCTGTTTTCTAGTCCTAGAACCAAAGAAAACTGTTCTAGCCTTTCTTCCTTTTCCTAATGGAATGAATATAGAACTTTCAATTATGTTTACATTTTTTAGGGTTATATCTGTTAGTTCAGATGCTCTAACGCCAGTATCCATAAGCATCATGAGGATACAGCGATTCCTTTCACCTAAAAAGTTATATCTGGTGCATACAGATAACAATGTTTCAAATTGTTCTGATGTAATACCTTCCTGAACTTCTACAATCTTCTTAGGTGCTTTTATTTTACTGATTGGATTTCTCCAATTATCCATAATCTCTTCATTTTCAATCCATCGTAGGAACACTTTTAGAGAACGATATAAGGAATGAATACCGCCTGAATTATGTCCTGATGATTGGAGATATTCCAGATATTCCCTTATAAATGATGGTGTTATCTGGCTAATGTACTTTAGACTCTGATTATTACAGTATTGAACAAAGGTTCTTATGGTGTTTTCGTAATAAAGAATGGTGTGGATGGAGAGATTTTCAGTCTTCTTAGCCTTTAGCCATGATGAAACCCATATTTCTAGATACTCTTCCTGCTGTTCTAAAACTGAAAGAGTCATGTGGTTTTCAAGCTGTAGATTATTCTGTTTCTGTTGTGTGTTCAT